CTATAATTGTATTATCATATCTGCTGACAAACTTTACTATTGTTGCAGGTGTACTGCGACACTGGAACGGATAATATGGTAACTAAACTTAATCCTAGTGTGATCACCGACGATATGATGTACGAAGGTGTAATAGCATTAGATGATAATGAACTAAAAGATTCAATGGCCCAAATACGAGAAGATCGTCTTTGGGGTGAAGTTCGGCGAGCCGCAAAAACAAATAAGACTTTACAAGCTGCACTTGATCATGCTATAATGATATATAAGTTATCAAAGGAATATAAAGATGGCGTATAATCCAGACCAATATAAAGCAAAGAAAAAACGTGCAGTGGATCCTAATGCGCCACCGCGCCCTAACCTGCTGTCGCATGACAAAGTTATTAGAGAACAAAAAGATGTTATTCTAAATTTGCAACTACAAATACATAGACAAGCCGAAGAATTGGAAAGTCTTAAGTACAAATACAATAATATGCAACAAAGTATAACTGGAATTCTTAGTTATTTGCGCAAAGGTAAATGATGAGCAGTAGTTTACAAATCAACGATGAAATGGCAGCATATGATCGCAAAGATCGTGCTTACTATGATAACTTTACAGAAGAAGATCGTAAGAAGTTCAGTACCTATCTAATGCTACGTTATGGTGCTAGTGTCACAGGTTCGAGTGACCTACAGGCATATTATCTACTAGCAGTGAATGAACGTGTAAATAAAAACTTCTTTGACATAAACAAGCACACTAAGTTACAATGGCTATGTTGTACAACTGTAAGTCCGGGCATGGGCAGACAAAGTCATTATTGGCAGGGCACCAAAAAGAAAGAAGGCAACAGCAAAGCATCAAAGTTTCTTGCTAAACTATATCCTAACCTACGTCAAGATGAACTCGACGTGCTGGTAGCAATTAACGATACTAAAAGTCTTAAACTCTTAGGTCAACAGCTGGGCATGGATGATAAGACCATTAAGAAAGAGTTGGAATGATCGACGACATAGTATCAGCTTGGAATGAAGGTAAAACTACTATAGAAGCTACACCAACATATACCTGTAAATATTGTTCAAAGGAATTTCGTAAGGAAAGTACTTTGGCTGCGCATCTTTGTGAGCCCAAACGTCGTTGGCAACAGGAAAAGGAAGTTGGCGTACAGTTTGGTCTACAAGCATACCTACGTTTCTTTGAACTGACACAAGGGTCAGCTAAACTAAAGAGCTATGCTGACTTTGTCTCAAGTCCATACTACACAGCGTTTGTTAAATTTGGTCGTCATATTATTAATATCCGGGCTGTGAACCCTAAATTATTTATTGAATATGTAATTAAACAAAATAAGAAGATTGACCATTGGACACATGAAGTAATATACTTAGAATACTTGCATCAATACATGCGCAAAGAAGCAGTACAAGATGCACTTGAACGAGCCTTAACGGAGATGCAGAATTATGTGGATGAAAATACGGAATTATTTCCAAACGGGTTTACAGACTATTTTAGATTGGCTAACGCAAACCGTGTTTGTCATCACATCGCTAATGGTCGTATTAGTCCTTGGATTGTGTTTAACTGCGATTCGGGCATTGCATTCTTGGATACATTGGGCGAAGAGCAAATTACACAAATAATTGCAATGATTGACCCAGAGTATTGGCAACGTAAGTTTAAGGACTACTTAGCCGATACTGAATGGACTAAACAGATTTTAAAAGATGCAGGGCTATGACCATTAAGTTTAATAGTGATATAGATATAGATTTTGCCGACCGAACAGAGATATTGAATTTAATAGATCATGTACCTGCGAGCATACTAACTAATGGTAATTTTCGAAAACATGCGTCTGGAATCTATGCAACTGACATTCCTGTTGATCCATTTACAGGACAGGCAAGTTTAGATTATAATCTAGCTGAAGATCGCGGCTATGTTAAACTAGATTTTCTCAATGTTAATTTATATAAACAAGTTAAGAACGAACAGCATCTAATTGAACTGATGCAAGAGCCGGACTGGGCTAAACTGTATGATCCAGACGTCTGTGCAAAACTTATGCACGTTAATGGGCACTATGATTTGTTACTACAGATGCCAGAGCCCGTAGATACTATTCCTAGACTGGCTATGTTCCTAGCTATCATTCGTCCCGCAAAAAGACACTTGGCTGGTAAGACTTGGAAGGAAGTTGCTGAAACTGTTTGGGATAAACCTGCGGATGATACTTATTATTTCAAAAAGGCTCACGGAATTGCGTACTCAAATCTGGTTGTGGTAAATCTAAACTTACTTACATCTTCCTAATCAAGGTAATCGAACGACGTTTACTTCGTTTTGACGCAATTTCTCTTAGACTTACATACGGCCCATGTTGTATTACAACATCTTTGCTGTTGAATGTTTTTAAACAAACTCTAAACTCTGTCCAATCCTGCTTTAAAAATACGTTAATGGGTATAAGCCTATTACTTTCCCACCACCACTGATCTGCCATGGCTAAGAATACTGTTTTCTGCTCTATGGTACGCAGTGCAGCAAAGTCGTATATAGTGGTGATGAATTCATCTGCATTTTGAACAATGCCAATATAATCATTTCCACCATACGTTATATACGATAAGAAGGGGTATTGATCGAGTAAATTCTTGTGACTGTCTTCCATTGAGTTCCGACTAAATATATAAAAGATGATCCAATATGCAGACTATCAAATCGTATTTATATCCAAATAAAATCATAGTTCAATTTCTGGACCCAGCCATCTTCACAGTGAGGAATAGAGTCGTGTATAGCCGCCCAATTACAGTCTATCAAGGTATAGACAACCCGCTACAAGTTGTAGTTAACAATCAAGATCAAAAAACAATAAACACTACTGGTTACCTTGTGCAGTTAGATATACAAGATCCGATAAATCTTGGGTCTGTAGAAAGTCTAGCTGTGACTATGACTAATCCGACTAAAGGACAAGGCACCGTGACTATTCCACGAGATGTAGTTAACGCACTAGAGCAACGATTTTATAAAATAACAATTAAGTTAATTACAGTTAGCACTAATAAAGAGCAACCATTGTACATTGATGACAATTACGGAGCTCAATTAGATTTAGAAGTATTACCGGGCTGGTATGAATCTATGCCGTTAACTTTAAATTCAGTAGAAGTAATCGATGGCGGAACAATTTAATGACAATTTCATATGATAAACAAGTTTTAATTAAACGCGGTAATACTACTAGTGTTAGTAGTTATGTGGGTCCAATTGGCGAATTAGTATTAAACACAGATACTTTTAAAGTATATGTACACGATGGCGTAACCGCTGGCGGGGTAGAAGTTACTGGATCAGGCGGCGGCAGTTATTCAAATGTTAATGTTAAATCATACCTACAACAGTTTGATGGTAATATTGTTCCTACTGGCAACAACGTACATACCTTAGGCAGTGTCGATCACCAATGGAAAAGTTTATATGTAAGTAGTAATACAATTTATATTAATGGTATTCCGTTAAGCCTTGATATTGGCGGCAATCTTACAATAAATGGTAGCCCAATTAGCAGCACCATAACCTACGGCGACATTAACGGTGCCCCGGTAGACATATCAGATTTAACTGACAGTGGCAACTTATTAATTGGTACTCCGGGCCCGCAGGGTCCTCAAGGAAATGTTGGTGCACAAGGCCCACAAGGCATTCAAGGCGAACCTGGTGCCACTGGCCCACGAGGCATACAAGGAAATGTCGGTGCTCAAGGACCACAAGGAGAGCAAGGCATTCAAGGAAATGTCGGTGCACAAGGACCACAAGGTGCTCAAGGCGAAGTCGGTGCAACCGGTGCACAAGGCATACAGGGAATACAGGGCAATGTTGGTGCTCAAGGAAGTACCGGTGCACAAGGCATTCAAGGCAATGTTGGTGCTACTGGCGCACAAGGCATACAGGGAATACAGGGCAATGTTGGTGCTCAAGGAAGTACCGGAGCACAAGGCATACAAGGCAATGTAGGCCCACAAGGAAGTACCGGAGCACAAGGCATACAAGGCAATGTAGGCGATCAAGGACCACGTGGCTTTACAGGTAATACAGGTGCAACTGGTGCACAAGGTGATACAGGTAATACAGGTGCAACTGGTGCACAAGGAACAAGTGTAACCCTATTAGGTAGTGTAGATATTGTAGGTAACTTACCTGTAACTGCTAACGTGGGCGAAGGATGGATTGTTCAATCCAGTGGTAATTTATATCTATGGAATACTATATCAAGCACATGGAATGACATAGGACAGATTGTAGGGCCTCAAGGTGACCCAGGTGTACAAGGACCACGTGGCTTTACGGGCAACGTTGGTGCAGAAGGTCCACAGGGCATACAGGGCGAACAAGGAATACAAGGCGAACAAGGCATACAAGGAAATATAGGTTCACAAGGCGAACAGGGCATACAAGGCGCACAAGGAATACAGGGCGAACAAGGAATACAAGGCGAACAGGGCATACAAGGCAATGTCGGTCCACAAGGCGAACAGGGCATACAGGGCGAACAGGGCATACAGGGCGAACAAGGAATACAGGGCGAACAAGGCATACAAGGAAATATAGGTTCACAAGGCGAACAGGGCATACAAGGCAATATTGGTGCTCAAGGACCACAAGGAGATCAAGGGCCACAGGGAGTTTCCGGAGCAGATGGCGCACCTGGAGCAGATGGTGCACAGGGACCAGCAGGTAATGACGGAGCACCCGGAGCAGATGCTTTATGGAACTTTACTGGTGCGTATGGTGGTGGCAATAGTTATGCTATCGGTGATGTTGCTACCTACGGTGGCGAAACTTGGTATCGCATTGATGCTAATGGCGGCAATACAGGTAATACACCCGCTGAAGGAACATTCTGGACTAAGATAGCAGAAAAAGGCGCTGCTGGTGTCGATGCTAATCCAGACGCTGTAGTCAACGGTCTATTTAATATTACATTAAATGCCACCGGCGACTTTATTCCTAGTGCAGACATACTACAAGACCTAGGCAGTACTACAAAAAGATTCCGTCACTTATACGTTGGACCAGGATCAGTTTACATTGGTAACAATGTTATTACAGAAGCAGCAACAGGTGGACTAGTTCTTCCAGGTGTTACTCGTGCTACAGGCTATTACGCAGAAGAAGTTGACGACGAAGATGAATGGGGCAGTAATCCCACTATCACAGGCACAGTTACAGTCATTGATGCTCAACGTTATGAAATACTAGCAGGACGACCAGCAAGTGCTAATTACGCACCAGCAACTTATATAGCACAAAAAGACGGCAATAAAGTTGACGAAATAACTGTTGACGAAACTGGCGGCGGTTGGACTCAGACTGAAGCATACTACGCTCGCGACAACAACATGTATGCTACTAACGTAGCAGATGCTATTAACAATTTTAACGCAGGCGACTGGCAACAGATTCCTTTCCGTGTAAATTTAAAAGCAGAAGACACAGAATACGAAGACATTTTTGGCGGTGGAACAACACTGCCTTCACAGTCTGGTCAAGAAGGAAAATTTTTAAGAACAGATGGCAGTAATTTAAGTTGGGTCACAGTAACTGGCGGCAATGCCGACTTGGGTGATTTTAGCATTGACGGTAGTACACTTGAAGCTGATTCAATGACTATCAAAACCGTTGATGGTGAATTAAACATCGAGTCAGACAGTAATGTCTATGTTAAAGTCGCAGGCGGAACAAAGTATTGGTCATTTGCTAATGACGGAGTACTATCACTACCAGAAGGCGGAGACATTAGAGACAGTAATGGTAGTTCAGTATTAGGTGGCAATGCCAACACTGGAGACTTTACATTCGACGCAGACACTATCACAAACAATGACGGAATGAAACTGACTACCAATAGAGGCACATTGGCCATGGGTACTGACATGGAAGTGCCAGGTGTAGCACAACACTTCCACATTGCCTTTGACGGTAGTAATAGTAATCCGCCCGCTAGTGATCTGTTCTTAGGTGACGACAACAACTATGTTAAATTACCTGGATATGAACTCAACCCAACTGCTCAATATGGTGTGGAGATTGGCACAAACAACAGAGGCCTTGGACCACAGAATGTCGAAGTTAATGAAGTAGATGAACTTGTGCCACCTGGTGGCGTTTGGCGTTTCTTTATTGACCACGACACCTATCCTAACTTGGGCTCTGCTGTTAGCGTAGGTGACACAGTGACCACATCATGGGGGACACCCATAACTGCCACAATTACAGACGTTGTTGAAGAACCTGGCAACTACTGGAAAATCCATGTTGCTCAAGATATTACCGCTGGATTTCTTGATGAGGGAGAAACAGTCTCATTTGGTGCTTCAGGCGACAGCCATACTTGGCGTTTTGGCACAGATGGCGGATTAGTATTCCCAGACGACACAGTTCAGACCACAGCCTACATAAGTGGCACTAACGCTAACACTGGTAACGTTGTATTCGACGGTAATCAAATGTATGTAGGTGGCACAGGTTTCTTAAATTTAGAAACCGATACCGGTGTTGCTGTTATTGGTACTAACGGTCCGCAACCATTACTTGTTAGTATAAACGAGGACGATAAAATATGGTCCTTTGATCCGGACGGTGGTATTACATTCCCAGATGCTACAGTTCAGACCACAGCCTACACTGGACAATCGGGCGGTAGTAGTACAGTAGTTCGCCAGGACACAGCACCTACAGCCTCAAATGGCACACTATGGTTTAACACAGTAGAAGGCAGACTCTACATCAAGTATAGCGATGTTTGGGTAGATGCGGCTCCTTTAGTTCAACCTCCACCAGACACTGACATTGATGTTAATTCAATCACATTCCCAGACGCTACAGTTCAGACTTCAGCATACATTAATAGGTTGGACAACGGTGACTATACAGCATTGTTTAGTGAAGATGGGTGGTTAAGAGTACGCAAACCCAGCACTGAACAAAACTATTTTAACCTTGTACCGTTTAAAAACGAAGACGATACATATGGAGTACAAATTGACATAGACAATCAAGCAGGTTGGTCATTTTTAAACAATGGTACTTTATCATTGCCCGCATCTAGCAATGACTTATATACAACAACTAACGCATTAATTAAATCTATCGCAGATATACAAATTAGTGCTGGAGATGATGTAGGCAGTAATTGGGTGTTTGGCGGCAATGGTGATTTACTATTACCCCAAGGCAGCGTCATAGGTGAAACAGACACTACCACAGTTATTACACCGCCAGGAGCAAGTGCTGGTCAGAGTTTGGTTATTCGTCCAACTTCGATCACTGGAATTACTTCCAACTATCCAAGTGGATTTGCTGACGGTGATACTATTGTATTATCTGTTACTCCTAATAATGGCGGCTCAGTAACCGGCACAGTGGATTACACATTTACAGGAGCCACTAGTGAGCAATTAGGTCGTGCGTTAACAGGCACATTGACATTTAGCAATGAAGGTTTTAAATCAATAACTTGGACTGTACCAGTATCAAGCAGTATCACAACCTTTACATTCACACTTAGCAATGCGTCAGGATTTAGTATTAGTGCGCTTGCACCTTATACATTAACACGAACTGGTAGTAGTGAAACAAGTCACGTTCACCTTGTAGCAGGCGATCCCACAACCACTGACCTATATCTAGGTGATGATGACCAGTATGTCAAGATTGAGAAGAATGGCGGCGATGTTGTTATTGGCACTGACGCAAATACCAAACACTGGCGCTTTGATGAAACTGGTACTACAACATTACCAGGTGCCGTGGTCAACAGCACAGTGGCCAAGACTGGTGTAGTATTACCGACAACTACGGGTGTTGTTGACACACTGGCCCACGATTCTGTGCTGACCGGGCTAACTGATGCTACATACGGTCCGTTTACACGAGATGTAGTGACATTCAGTGTTGTGGTAACTAGCGGAGTTATTAATTCTTTCAGTAACATTACTGTCAGCGGTGATTTACCTGTTAACGCTGTAATAGGCACACTTGACAGCGGAGATATTAGTGGCACATCAGGTACTACTATTACTTTGACAGTTGCTACAGTAGTACAAGCAACACCAACAGCCATAGACCTAACCAAATCTATCAACAAACTAACTGACGGTGTTTACACACTGGCCAACGGTGTAGAAGGGCAGATCATGTACCTAGTGGCACAAAATGGTGTTGTTCCGACTGACGTGAGTGTATTAGTTGCCAATAGTCGTAATATAGGCGTTGGCACGTTGTTGCCATTCAGCGTATACGACAATTCTGATGATAGTTATTATGGTAATATCGGTGGCTTCTGTACTTTAATCTTTACAGACGGTGCTTGGCAACAAAGTGGCGGAGCATGGGGTATAATAACTTAACGATAAATACTAATAGGACAAGAAAATGGCAATAACATTTCCAACAGAGCCCACACTAGGGCAAGAATACGTAGGTGACAACTCTGTGACCTACCAATGGACCGGCAGCATTTGGAGCGCACAAGTTCCTTGGCTAGCAGGTAGAGCACAGTATGTAGCAGAGGGCGGGTTTGCGGATCAAACCTACAACGATAACTTAGACAACACCATCGACGGTGGCAACGGAGCAAAACAATGACAACAAGAATTAAACTACGCCGTGAC